TCCGCCTCCAACGATTGCTTTTGGAAACATACCAATTTCCATGTATGTGTGATTAACCACAATCATTGGAATATCTTTTAAATTTAAATGTGGAGTTACCATACGGAATAATGATTTAACTTGTTTAGCACGGGTCATATCTGCTACAGATTTTTCCGCCAAAGCATCTTCAATTTCTTTCTTAGAAGCTAAGTTGCCAATAGAATCAATAATGATAATCAACTTATCATCACGGTCAAGTTGGGTTAATTGTTGCATAACATCAAACTTTAATTGCTCAATATCAGTCAATGGAGTATGTAATACTCGTTTAGTATCAATACCAAAAGAATCAAAATATGATTGAGGAGTACCAAACTCTGAATCATAGAATAATAATGCAGATTCTGGATACTTATCTAAGTATGACTTTGCCATTAGCAAAGAAAATGCCGTCTTGAAGTGTTTTGATGGACCCGCCCACATGGTCAGGCCTGGAGTTAGGCCTCCATCTAAACTACCTGATAAAGCAATATTCACCGCCGGAACTGATGTTGGAATCATATCCTTATCAATAAAAAACTTAGAATGGGATAATATTGCTGATTCTTTAATACTGCTGTTCTTTTTAATTTTATCTAATATACTCATTTAACTTCCTTCTCATAAAATAATCACTTTGGTTCTGTTGTGTAAAATCCTGGTCTTTGGTGCGTTACAATAATTTCTTCGGGAATTGGTTCATCTAAAATAGCGATGTTCTTCTTTTGGACCTTAATGGATAAATCTTGTGGGACAACCACAGACTTCCATGATGGAGCTTCAACATTTTCAGTTTCTTTAGTTCGTGTTTGTGTAGATGGTAGTGTCGGTGCAGTGTTAGCCAAGACCCCCTCACTCCGAATATCTTGTATTTTATTGCCATCATCTTTCCTCTGTAATGATATATTACCTGCTACCAATAGTAACACAGCTAATGGGTCGAATACAAGCATAATTATCATTATTACCATTCGTACCGCTTTATCTATGCCATTTTCATCTGCACCATAAAACATATCAGCCACATATTTAATCGGGCCAATGTCTGCTGTTAATTTAGTATTATCTTTCAATAATGGTAATTTCTTGGTATTGATATCAGTTAAATCTTTTTGTGTTTCTTGGATTTGTCTATCCAATTTTCTACTTGCTGTTGATGGGTCTTTAGCCCTAGCGAGTAAGTAGGCCAATCTACCTTTAACATTATTCTCTTGTTCAGTTAATGTTTTCAATTCTACAGTATTAGTGCCTGCGTTTAATGTTGAATCGATATGTGATTTAGATAAGAATCCAAATATACCCATAGATGTAATCAACATCAACAATAAGACTGCTACTGTTAAATAAGATTTTAACAAAAATGGTGCTGATTTCCAATTACGATACAACCATGAGGCTGTAACTAATTTAGAAAACTCTAATGCCGAACCCATAATAACGATAGACCAAAATGCACCTGTAAAAATGGAAGTGAGGCCCACTACAGAATAGTAGGCCGCAATTCCCGATAACAAAAATGCTGCTAAGAATGTTAAGAATATCATGTCCAGAAATCCTCTAATGAACTTTGTTTTTCGGTAGTCCAGTTCATGCAATCAAGGATAATCTTAATCGGATCCAAAAACACCTTATCAAATTGCAAATCATAATCTACATATTTCTCAATATCAAACTCTTTAGGAAGTCTTGATGGAAAAGCGATAACTGATTGATTAAATGTATTTGGTAATTTTAAGAAAATATATTTAATCTTCTCACCTTGTTGGATGAGTGGATATTTTTTATCTAACTTGTATTCCTTGAGAAAATGATTATATATTAAAGACCCCTTTGAATTAATTGGAGTGCTTTTTCTATATATCATTACTGGATCTTTATATTCATTTAGACCACTTAGACCTCTAGGAGATGAAATATCTTCAACTGGCATTGTTTTGAATACTGTTTTGAAATCAGATATAAACTTGTGCATATCTAGTTCTGTACCAGTCAATAATACTTTAATTGAATCTCTCATCTTATGTCGAACCACAGCTGGCGTTGATGACTTAATCATTTCAAGCCCCATAACTTTCACTTTAGGTTCTTTGTATTGAACACCCTCATTATTATACACATTCAAGATATATCGCTTCTTAGCAGTCCAGATACCTTTGTCTGCTAAAGCTTCACGCTTCATTTGCATCTTTTGCCCATATGCACTAACATAGTCAGCAAGTTCCTCATAACTCGTATCAATGTAAGGTTGCAGTTTATCCTCACATACCTTGTCCATGAAGGAGATAACTTTTGTAGTGTCCAGGTCTCCTGTAAACACTTTGTTGACCAACGGGCCAAGCTTAAGGTAAATCGAGTCCGTATCCGAAGCAATGACATAATCATCCTCTGTTTTCAATATTTTATTCATATAGTGATTGAGTTTACCCTCAATCCAACGAATACTTAATTGACCAGCGGAAGTAACTCCGAGAGCCATTCTTAAATCGAAAAATCTAAAATATTGAGAACCTAAAGCACCATAAGCTGAATTAAGTGATACTTTTTTTGCTAACTGTAGATTTTCATAACGAGCCATTCGTTTTTCAATTTCAAATCTTTTGGATTCATCCGTACATACTTCATATTCTTTTTGTGCTTGAATCATCAGCTTCTTAAACTTCTTACGGTCCTCATACATTTCTTCCATCATTGAAGGTAAGAATCCTTGAATATCTGTTCGAAAGAATTGGCCATTAGGAGTTAAAGTAACCTTTTGTTCTTTGAGGCCTTCTGTATTTACTTCTTTGTTTAATAACTTTTCAACTGTTACCCCATCAGAAATTATCTTGCGCATTTTATCTGAATAGTCTTTTGGGTCAACCATTGTTTCTGGTGAAATGTTATACTGCATCATTAAGTGTGGATACAATGAGTTTAAGTCAAATGATGCCACCCAATCATGTTTACCAACTTGGACTTCTTTAACATAAGCACCTTCAAACATTCCGTCCTTATCTTTCCTTTCTTTTGGAGGAACAACAATATTCTTATTTAGTAAATAGGAATAAGTTAGAGCATCCCACATTCTGGTCTGAGCAAATACATCTTCATAATTACATTTTGTATCATACGCTAGAGTCATAGCCAACTCAAGTAACTTCAATTTGTCTTCAAGTTCAATGATTAATTCCACATCGACAATATTGTATTCAATAAACTTTTGATAATTTTGACGATATAATTGGTGTAAACTATCAAATTCATCATACGATAGTTTGTTTTTACCTAGTTCAACTTCAGCAATGGCATCCAATCGATATGATTCCTGTGACTTACCTGCCGGAGCATACCATCTGTATAATTCAATATAATCCATTGTCGCAACACCAACAAATTCATAAGCTGTTAGTTCTCTATTGTTGATGACAGCTTTACGTTCAGATATGTAATACCAAGGAGATAACTTCTTAGTTTCCTCTTCACCGAGAATTTTACGGAATCGATTAACCAAATATGGAATATCAAAGAACTTAATGTTCCATCCAGATATAATATCCGGACAATTAGTTTCCCATAACTCCAAGAATTTCTTGCAAAGAGTATATTCATCTTTACACTTGATATAAACTTCTTCGCCTTGAGTTACATAATCACCACATCCAAACACATACATTTTGTTATTCATGTACTTGATAGCAATAGCAGTAATGGCTTCGTTCGCTAGATATGGATCCGGGAATCCATTTTCAGAACCAACCTCGATATCAATTACAGCAACGGAGATTTGATCCTGGTCCCAATCAACCATTCCAGGATGGTCATCAGCAATAAAAGCATATTCATATGAGGTATTACCAAATATTTTGAATCCAGATACATCAGAATATTTTTTAACAAACTCCCTAGTATCACGGATACCACCGGCCTTAAACGGTTCAAGGTAATCACCACCTAGATTGGTGTAATTTGTAACCTTTTTAGCTGGAACAAATAGAGTCGGCTGATATTCAATCTTCTGTTTAAATCGTCTACCATTTTTGGCGCCACGATATAATATATTATTACCAACTGATTGCACATTTGTATAGAAGTGGGATTTCAAAAATAATTATCCTAAGATTAGTTTCTTTTCTGGTGGAGTTACAAGACCCGTGCCGAAGATTTGATTGTAATTAGACTTAAAATCTTCAGATGGTTCATAATTATAAACTACATATTTCTTACTGATTGCGAATGTAGTTCCTGATTTTTGTTCAGCGTGCATTGGGAATGGTGTAAGCCCAATGTTTGGTTGACCATTTTGGCCTCGAACAATGGTGATGCCTACAGGATTCAATAGAACATAATCCGTTTCTGTTTGGGATTCCACTTCTCCCAATACATCTTCGCCGGTGATTAATTTAAGTACAATAATATCCATAATAGCCCCTTCATTTAAGAATATCTATTATATATCAAAAATGAGTTGGTGTCAAGTGATTAATCTTGGGATTCGAGTGCCCACAACAATTTTTTATTTTTGTCACGGAGTAGAAAGTTGAGTTGTTCTAGCATTACTATTCTGTCTTTTAATTCACATACTTCTGTTTGCATCATAACAATTTCGGCAGCTGACATAGCATGGCCGTATTGTTTTTCGTCTGACATGGAATTATCCCATTTGGATGGAGATATTATTTATGTATAAATAGCGTACTATGATAATAAACATACCAAAAAGAATAACAGCAAAAGCAAGGATTTTCATCAGAAGAATGGATGATTCCTTATTCTATGCGGTATTGGTTTTTCTATTGTGGATTATATCGACCTGTTTTATCTCTAATCCTACTTAATTGGTATCCCGTAGTGGATTCGAACCACTGGCCTAAGAGGTAGAAGCTCTTTGCTCTATCCAGCTGAGCTAACGAGATATATTGGGCCCGGTGGAGGGAGTCGAACCCCCGCCAAGAGATTTGGAGGCTCTTGTGCTACCATTACACCACACTGGGGTAAAATTTGGTGGAGTGTCCTGGGATCGAACCAGGCGTGCCATGGGCGGCGGATTTACAGTCCACTGCATCACCGTTGATGCTTCCACTCCGTAATCTTTGGCGACCGATGAGAGAATTGAACTCACATTTCAGGATAGACAATCCCGAGTAATATCCATTATACGAATCGGCCAAAAAACAAACCCGACTAGATTAAGGTCGGGTAATTAATTAATCATGAAACCATTCTATCATGTATGTATGCTTAAGTCAAGCACTTTTTAGTTAATCTTCAAAGATCCCGATAATTTCTTCTTCGGTCACTCGATAACCATTTTCACTAAACGCACTTGTTTTATTCCAATTAACTAATACTTCATCACCAACTTTAATATTTACCACATCAGGTCCAACCGAAATAACTGTAGCACGGTCCGCTTCAGCTCGGTCACCACCAGGTAATACAATACCACCTGATGTCATTTCGTCTTTTTTGATACGTTCAATAATTACATTGTCTTTCAAAGGTCTAAGGCTCATATTGTTCTCTTATTCAGTTAAAAATTGTTGTTTGTTTTCTGTTAAAGTTTTTTGCTTAGCTTCTTCCAATTTCTTTAAATATTCTTCATTGGTCAAAGAATGAGATTTATCACAGAATCCACTAAGACTACGGCCACATCCACATTTTGTTTCATCCGGCATTATTGGTCCCTTTCCAAGATTGTTACACCATTATTGTGTGTAAATATTTCTCTAATTTTCCAATGAGGATTTTTAGCTAAGAACTCCTCAATAGCAGGTACTAATCCTTTAGGTGAATCTGCCGGTACAGCCGATTCAATGTGAGCATTGGCTGCATAAGGCGGTTCATTTACATGGCCGTATGTAGTTGTATCATGGAATCCAAGAAGTCGTTTAGCTTGGTTACCGTGTCTTTCTAATTCTTGTTTTAATTGAGCATAGGTGTGAGCTGTGTCAATAAAAAGAAAATCAGTTTCTTCAATTACAAATCCAGGCTCTAATGTACTTTTATGTGAGAATTCAAATTCAATATCATTCTCTTTGCAAAGTTCTTGAGCATAAGACATATTAGGGGATACATAGATATCGATGCCAACAAATTTAGTTGGTTCACCAGCTAGAAAGGCCCATGTACTGGTAATTTCTCTGGTGCCCATTTCTGTGATGTGTTTGCATCCTGATGAATATTTTAGTAATGTTTCTAAATGTTCGTTGATATCGCTTGGTGTCTGAATTTTTTCATTCAATTTATCATATATTTTTTGCATATTTATTCCATACTCTAAAATTTAACTTAATTATTTATAATTAAAAATAGTGTGTTAGCCAAAAATTAGCCATAATGTGGACACAAGTAATCATCTCAATAACTCTCATAAACCACCAAAGTGTATCTCGTTCAGGATGTTTCATACTTGTCCGTATTAATTCCAAATATTAGTTGTATTGTCTTGTTATGAATAGCCATCACCCGACTATTGTTTGCTTTTATCGATAACCACTTATACGGAGATGCCGTCACATCTTTATTCCGCTTTCGCTTTGTCAACTCGTTACGTGTGCCTGCAGACATTGACGTAAGTGAGAGTGCATTTTCCAAGTGGACACTGGAATTTTCCAAAACAATACAACTAATAATTGGAGCGAGGTATTGGATTCTCACCAATCTAATAAGTTGGACACCTATCATACTATACAGTCCCTCGCATTTGGAGCGGCGTTCTGCTTTGCACAGGTAAGTCAGAGGGGAACCCTAACTCGTACTATTACACGCCGCATTTCTTAACTTATGAACCCATTATACTATACTATATGTGTTTTGTCAAGCGAGATTTCTCCCGCTTGTTCACTTATTTGGTTAAAACTGGAATATTAGAAATAACAATCTTACGAGGTTTCTTTTCCTCTGGAATTACATTTTTCAATGCAATCTCCAAAATACCATCAACAAATTCAGCCGAACCAACTAAAATTGTATCAGCTAATGTAAAACTATGTTGGAAATCTCTTGCTCCAATTCCACGATGTAAATACTCAACTAATGAATCTTTTTCATCTTCCTTTTTTTCACCAACAACTAATAATTTATTATCTTGGAATGTAATTTCTAATTCATCACGCTTGAAACCCGCAACAGCAATTTCAATTTTGTAATGAGTATCATCTATTTTATATATGTTATATGGGGGGTACGTTTGGGTGTGTTTCTTTCCTACAGAATACAATTCATCAAGACCATTGATTGTTGAAAAAAGTCTGTCGAAACCTACGGTTGTAGGCAATAGTGAACGGTATAAATCTACCATGTTGTTTCTCCTTAAATTAAGCGAGTTAATAAAAATATACACCCCGAAGGCATGTACAAGTTTATTTATACAAAAAAATACACCAAGGTTGCGCTTCTTTGATAGGCGTGGTGTATATGTTGCTCTGTGGATGGATTAAGTAGCGAATTCAATCCATCCCGGCGAGTCACCGTCACGGTCCTAAGGCCATGATTGAGAGCTCTTGCGTAGTTGCCCAGAGGCAAGAGGCATATTACTTTTATTTGTTCATAACATACATAGAAATTTCAAAACCCCATCTCATTTCAGTTGCTGCTGGTGTAGTCCACATGGTAAATCTCCTTAAAGGTTATTGATAATATGATTTCTTTCTCAATGAAAGAACCTCTATTATACTACCTTATTTACAATCCGTCAATAGGAATGACATAGTGTAAATCATTAGATTAGTCTGCGTAATTCTTTGAAACGGGCTTCTTACCAATGTTATATTTAGATACTAGATTCCAGTCATTCTTTTCTTTAAATGGAATAATTTTAATCTGTGAGATTGATACAATAAGGTCAACTGTTTGCTTAGGATTAACAATTTTAACCAATTCCCATTCAGCTAATAAATTAGCAATTGAATTTCTTCGGGCTAAGTCATTTTCTGTTATATCGGAAGGTTTACCATCTAAAGCAAATAGTTCTTTGAAATGAACAATATAATACTTACCTTGCTTATGTAAAATATGGCAGGATTGATATAAGGTATTATCCTTTTTCGAAGCCAATCCAATGCGGGTTAAGGTTTCTTTAACTTTAAGGAAATCATCTTTCTCCCCTAAGGTCACTTCGACCATATCTTCTATACGAATCATTTTTTTGTCACTCCACCTTTGTTTGTTTTTTCTTTTATTAAAGTGATTTGTTCATCGCTTAGAACACGTAAAGCTTGCTTAGCTTTCTCGTTTGAGAAACCAAAATATTCTTTAATGGGCTCTAAATCTTTATTAACTTCAGCTTTTTGCCACGATTGATATTTTCGTTTCATTGACCTTATGTTATTTAGGTAATACTGGAACTGTAGTTCATTGTCCAGGCCTGGGTGCATATTCATCTCATTTGCATATAATATGCAATCGATGTAATACGATAAAGATTTATTTACAATAAATGGTTTATATTCTTTTACATCCTGTTCTGTTTGTAATACATTCTTTTTTGTTTGTAAAATAGCGGGTATGACTTCCTTAAACAAATCTGCCATATTACACTCCACACAATTCAAATATATTTTGTTTTCTAATAGATGAAACCATTTGTTGAGAAATTGAGTTTGACTTTTTTCGTTTATTAGAAGAATTTGATTGGTGGCCAAGATTCATCAATAGTGGTTGTTTGTATCTTTCTTGGTACTTATAAATCATTTCACTTTCTATCCACAAAAGCCAACTTAATTTATTCATTTGAGCAACATGTTTAGGTGGTGTCATAAAACATACACAAATAATTTCACCCTTAGCTAATCTTTCAGAATACTTATTATGAAAAATCTGATATTTTTTTTCCGTTAAAGTATTAAATGCTGTTTTGTGTGCTTTCATTCTACCATGAGGTTGGGTTTCATATCTACCTCTGTTGGTATTTTTATCTTTTCTATCATAAGTATAAGATTCATCTAATCCTCCTGACATACCAACATATGCACAATCTTCCAATTCATACGGTAAAGTACAATTATCTGGAACTGTAGAACAAACAGCAAAAGCATAAACTACATCCGTGAAACTATTTGAATATCTTAGAATATCTTCATATTTAAACCAATTAATGTCCATGATTATTTGTAACCCAATTCAACCATAAACTCTGTCAGGCAAGCCACTAGGTTAATCTCCTGGTCTGCTACAAAAGCGGACTGATACTGGTATCTAGCCAAGATAACAACAGCCATAGGCACTGAATCTGGTTTCAAGTGTTCAATCAAGGAATCATAAATTTTACGATAAATTCGTGATGCGTCATTATCTAAATTTTGTGTCACCCATTTACGCATTGAACCAAAATCTTTATCTTTAAGAGATGTAATAACCGTGCTCAGATTAATATCCGCTAGATTGGAGAGTATCCCTTTATCAATTGTACCTGACGCAGCGTATCGTTGCAATTCATTAAGGATTCTACGATTATCTGGAAAGTGTTTGGTAATTACTGCAGCCACCACATCTTTATCATAGGTAATGTGTTCTTGCTCAAGAATCCACTCAACTCGTTTAAAGAATTGTGTTGCTAGTTTGGCTTTATTACCATTGGCTCGAAAATCAATTACGGTACAACGAGAATGAATTGGATCAATAATTCGGTTCTTAAAATTACAAGTAAATATAAAAGAACAATTACTAGCAAATTCTTCAATAAAACCACGAAGTGCTGGTTGTACTGAGTCAGCATTGGCATAATCAGCCTCATCAATAATAACAACTTTACGGCCACCAGTAAAAGAAACAGATGACGCATAATTTCTAATTTTGACACGCAAAGTTTCAATCAATCGGCCTTCATCCGATCCATTAATGACCATAAAATCGCAGCCAATTTCATTACATAAAGCTTTTGCTATTGTTGTTTTACCGACACCGGCAGAACCGGACAGTAATAGATTAGGGATTTCTCCCTTTTTGACATACTCTTGAAAGGCAACTTTGATATTATCGGGAAGAATACAATCTTCCACTTTTGACGGCCGATACTTTTCGGTCCATAAGATTTGTTCATTCATTCACACACTCCATAATAAAAATTACCGCTCAGTAATATTTAATACTACTTAGCGGTTTTGGCTACATAATATTACTGCTCAGTAACTAATCTTTTTCATTTAATCTTGCTACAACATCCATAAACTGGTCTTTTACTTGAAATGTTGTTCCATTGGTACAAAAAATATTTGTTATGAAAATAGGATCAACATGTTTCGATATATCATAACTTGACGGAAACACAGATAACACATGGTCAGAATTGATAGCAATAGCTTTGTCTGCATTACCTTCATACACATTAACAAAATATTTAAGTGCCATTATTTTACCTCCGTTACGCCAACATACAAAGCTTCAAATTCCTTATCTTCAACCATCTGCTGGCTAAAAGATTGCTTGTAATGTACTTTAGCTAATCGTTTAACAATTTTCTTAGGAATCTTGTATTGGTCAAAAACAGCACCAACAATATCTTTAATTGCTACATTTTCATCAGCGATTTTACGATAATGAATTGAGATTTCTTCAATAGCATCACGGATAATTTTTAAATCATCTTCTTTAAAATCACCAAAAATTGTATTCACTTGTATGACCATAATTAGTTTCCGTATGTACTTCCTGTTTCAGTTGCAATCCAATATTGGATGTTTGCTTTACTGTTAGTAAAATGTGAAACACCTTTGGATGAAATTTCAACAGAATATGCACCAGGTACAACCTTTAAGTTTTCAGTTTTAAAGATGAGTTTATATGTCTTTTCGGAATTAACACCAATATCAACAGAATTTGTTGCGGCTGAATTATCAGAAACATCAAACGATACAATTGAAACAGTTTTACCATTACTAGATACAGCAATATTGGGTGAACGAAGAACTGATGCAGTCTTTTGGATCCAAGCTAAATCTTCTTCAGTTAAATTAAACTTCACATCAATAGATGGTAGTGTAATATTCTTTTCTGGTGGAACCACAATCATTGATTTCTCAGTAAAACGATAATCAATTTTTGACCGGCCATTTAAAAATTTAATGATAACTGTATTATCACTAAATTCAATTTCTGGATCCTTATTCAAGGATAACACAGATAAGAAATTATTCAAATCATTAATACCAAAATCTTGTGGAAATTCATCTTCTACAACAGCTTCACATAGAATATTCTTTTGTGGAGACATTGTACGCAATGTACTGCCTTTTGTAAAATAAATACCTGGATTGATAGAAGAAAAATTCTTCAATAAATCAATTGTTTTAGGCGAGAACTTCATTTATTACTCCTTCATTATGTAACATATTAATAGTATCACGGTTTTCAATCTTTGTCAATATACATTCAACCGTATTTTTCAAATCATTCAATGTACCATTATTTTCAATAGTATAATCAACTTTTTGGCCAACCCATGCTCTTTCGGATACATGAACTGCCTTTTCTAAATCTCGGTGTTGCTGGTTGTATAAGTCTGGTGAAAATGTATTCATCTCCAAAGCGAGTCGGTACCAGTCTGGCCTTGGACCTCGTTTAACTTCAACAATTACACCACCTTTAGAACGAATGAAATCAATCTCATTTGGGAATCGAGTATCAGTAAGTACCACATTCGGTAATTGTTTAATTCGATTCTCTAAAGCATAAATCCAAACATCTTTGTGAAATACATCACGGCCTGCTTCGGTGCCTAGCAATTGTAGTGCTAAGCGAGGAGAAAAATCATAACCAAAGCGAGAAGACCAAAACTCATCTTTTTGTTCACGAAAAACACGAGATTCATCTGTATCACCTTCTAACAAATCTCGGTCCCATCCAAACAATACTGATGCAGTATCTTTCAATGAGCCAGCAAAGGAAGCTTGTTTATATCCTTGTAGGCGTAACAATTCGCCTACTGTTCCTTTACCTGCACCAATAAATCCAACTAAACCAATTATAGCCATTACATTTCACCTACATAATTTGCAATTGCAGGCATATCACCTTGAAAGTGGTATGTTCCAATATGAGCAGTTCTCATCCATGGACATAACCAAATTGAACCGCCCATTTTGCGCCACATCTGACAGAACATATAATCTTCAGATAGATATCGGTCAGACCCACCACCAGTAATACTATTAGATGTATCAATTACAGTATCAAAGAAAGCATGAATATAACGAGTGCCATCAAAGTGAGCTTGGCCAACATGGTCAGGTTTATAATGAATTTGTGGATATTCAACGGACATTTTTTGAAATACTTCTCGTTTAATCATCATGAAACCAGTACCAATTTCCATAACTTCCAATGGATCAGCAATTGAAAATTGTTGTGTACCTTTTACTGGATTAAATACAAAATCACCAGCAAGTTTTTCTAATTCACTAACATCAATATCTGGATTCTTTTTGATAGCTGTCAAAATGTTTTTCCATTTAATAGCTTTCTTAGGATATGGACCACCGATAACATCTTTATCTAAGGCTAACATAGCAATTACATCTTGCGGATTAAAATGAACATCTGAATCCAAAAATAACATGTGTGTGCAGTCTGAGCGATGGATAAATTCATCCACTAAATAATTTCTTGCTCGGGTGATTAACGATTCATTGAACAGGAATGAAAACTTAGCCTGTACACCATATTGAAAAAGCAGACCTTGTAAATCTAAACAGGCCTTCATATAAAGTCCGTGATTCATACCGCCATACATTGGGGTAGCAATAAACAAACTTTTCTTTTGTAAATCTTCTTTAGCAATTTTAATTTCCATAATAATTCCTCATCAATTAATAATAACAGTATACAGTATATCTATGCTTTTTGTCAAGCGATTATCGCCCAACTTGGCCGAGATATTTTTCTTTAGTCTGGTTCCAATCAAGGTAAATCAAATCATCATAGAATAGGTTTTCATAAGACACAGTATTCTTTTTCTTTAGCATTGAAATTCGGCCTTTAGCATAATCCTTTTTCCAAATAGTAGTTAAGGCTTCTGTACTAGTATCAAAACTTTTGGTCAACTCACTAAATTGTTTTTCTTTGCGTAAGAAATCAAACGACTCATTATATAGTGGAGCAAAATAGATACCACGTTGATGAGCAGTTCTAGTTAAATCTTTTGGAATTTGTAATTTAGAATAAGCAAATCCTAGAGAACGATTCTTATGGTCTCGCTTCAAAGGCAGACCTTGTGTGTTTTTAGCTTCCCACCATTCAAAATATTTACGTGGATAATTCTCTTTAATCCATTTAAATACCGTATTACGAGTTTCTCGAATTGGCTCGAATGCTACTGAACCAGAAGAGAATCCCATCTTGTTCCAATGCGTTAAACCATCGTACTGAGACAATCCATTGACTTTTGTTTTACCATACAAGGATGTCGTGGTAACAGCAATCAGAGGGTCACCGTAGCGCTCAAGCCAATCTTTCTGTACTTGGTCATCTAAACATAATAATGCCAGTAGTTTACCACCCATATAATTGTAACCAAGTGGTTGTAATGGAACAATAGTTGAACCAATTGCCGTATGATTAATCATGCCTTGTTGAGTTTTAACATCTCTTGTCCATCCAATAGCATCATCTCTTGGAGTTAAATCTAAGAAGTCGGATGAAATACAAATTACACCGAGATATTTACCTGACACTTCATCAATAATGGTATAGAATAGATTGCGACCAATGTTAGAGTTATTCTTCATTGTCGATGAGAATGTTCTAATGGCATTCCATGTTTCAGCTAGGTCTCCGTTAGATAGCACGAGTTTTGGTTTTAACTTTTCATAATCATCAGGATCTTTTGGCATCCAAAAATTAGTTTTAACTTTTTTAATTATTTTTTCATGGTCTTTGTTGACCATTTGTTCCTCATCACCAAATAGTGTTGAGATTGTTTCCGTTGGATATCTTTCTTTTACTTCCAACCATTTCTGATATAAAGTATATTCTTTCACATCCATTGATGAAGCATAAGTCAAGTCAGAAATTAGTTGTTCTTTCATTTGCTCTACATCAATGTGTTCAATGGATTCTGGAGGATTTGCAACCTGCCATTCTTCCCATTGCTTTTCTACATATTCAATTGGTGTTGCCATTTATTTTCCTTTTATCTTCCACGACCAGCAGATTTTGCAGTAGGTTTATTTGTTAAAACTTGTGAGACCGGAGAACCTTTGCCTAAATCTTTTTGAAAAGAAGTAGTTTTAGCCATCTTAGATAATTGTTTTTGTGCTTGTTCCATTTTGTGAAATAACTTAGCTCTTTTTTCTAATCCAGATTTTAATGCCAATGGTTTAGCACGAGATTCAAAAGCAATACCATTCATATGGTCATATTCATGTAAAAATACTCGAGCAGTTAACCCCTCAAATTGAGTTTGATGTGATTCGCCTTTATAATCTTGATATTCCACAAATACCCATTGAGGCCGTATAATATTTAAAAATAAATGAGGAAATGATAGACATCCTTCAACTGAAATATCTTTGGTTTCACTCATGCTAATTACTTTAGGATTAAAATAGGCTACATAATCATCTCCATGTCCAGCCACAAATACTCTATGTTTGAATCCGCATTGATTGGCTGATAATCCTAACCCACGATTTATTTTACAGGTTTCTACTAGTGAACTAGCAAAATCTGTAGGATTAACAGGAGGATTATTAAAATCAAATATAGGCATCTCTTCATATAAAATATCAGAACCTTCTGACACTAACTTGAATGTTGGTATTTTGACTTCTTTTGGTTTATTCTTAGCTAACTCATTTGTATTAAAACTAATTATATCACTCATATGGCCACCTGACTAAAATTACCTTTTTTCTGAAATTTAATAACGGACCTAAATTTATCAAACAATTGGTCCCCCTTGTGACTAATCACAAATACATTTGTATCTACACCCAAATCATATAACAATTTCATAAATTCATCTGTTCCACCAGTATCTAGGCTTGAATCAAATACTTCATCTAAAATTAATAAATTAGTATTGACTGAATTCTTTAATCTAGCAATTTGTCGCCATGTTAGTAACAAGGCCACATCAATACGAAACTTTTCACCTTCTGAGAAATTATAATAACTAAAGTCATCTCGGTATCTGGACTTGATAGTTTCCTCAAAGTTCTCATTAATTTCAAAATTCACAAAGAAATTCATGGTCGACAAATACTTATTAATCAATTTATTCATAATAGGCAAATATTGTTTAATAATCCTAGTTTTAATACCAGAATCTTTTAACATTGTTCCAGCAAAATCAAAGTATTGTCTATCAGTCAACAATTCTTTTTGCACTTCAATAGCCTGATTTAATTCAACTTTAAGTTCTTTAAGGTGCTCATTATTATTTTCAATATTGTCTTTCTTGTCTACCAATTCTGTAATTTCAGCTTCCAATTTTTTAATATATTTGTTGATAGATTCAATTGAAGTTAATCGTTTTGTAATCTCTAAATTGTGATTGGTGATATCCTTGTTGATGTTAGCAATCAATTGTAGCTCATCATTAACCTCATTGATTTGTCTATCAATTTCAACTAAGCCGGTTTCAACTTCTGTTTTAGTTTTACTAAGATTATCCATTTCTTCAGATTTAAAATCATGATTAATATTCTGTTTACAAATAGGACAGTTATCATTGTCATGGTAAAAAGCAATATCTTTCTCTAACTTCTTGACCCGAGTTTCCATTTGAGATTCAAGTTGCGATAATTTAGCACTTTTCTTCTGAATAGCATCAGTATTAGCAATTTGTTTGTGTAGGTCTGCTAGCGAGGTATTATTGGCCGTAATTTCATTCTGTAAAGTGAGAGATAATGTGGTATTATAAGTTATTTCATTTTGTTTTTTAATGATTTCTTCATCACTATTTTTCTTGTGTAATTCATTGTTAGCCTTTTGTAATGAAATCTTAGCAGCTAATAATTCCATCTTATTTTTGCTAGTAAAGATATCATCCTTGATGGTTGTTAATCTTTGTTTAACTAACACATTCATTGATGAAAAGATTTCAATGTCTAGCAAATCTTCAATGATAGTTCTTCGGTCTTTAGGAGACAATTGCATGAAAGGAGTAAAAGAAGCCGAACCTAAAATAATCACTTGTGTAAATGATTTATAGTTAAGCTTAAGTATTAACTTCTCCAGTTGTTCCTGATAGTCCCTGACTTTAGCATCTTGATTGACCATCTTACCATCACAGTAGATTTCAAACAAATTAGGTTTAATGCCACGGATAACTTTATACTTGCGGTCACCAATGGAGAATTCAACTTCCACAACACACTCACGAGCATTGATTGAGTTGACCATTTGGTTCTTATTGATAGACCGAAAAGGTTTACCGAATAAACCAAAACACAAGGCATCTAAGATTGTGGATTTACCTGCGCCATTTTGGCCAACAATCAATGTGTTGTTTGAGCGGGTTAACTGAATTTCTGTAAAGTGATTCCCCGTGGAAAGAAAATTCTTCCAACGTATTGTTTCAAATAGTATCATACATTCTCTAAATTAAGCGCTTCAACATAAAGCGATTTCAAAATACCTTTAAGCTTAACATTATCAATTCCATCAGACTGGATATTGTCCACATAATGATTCAGAATCGTTAATGTGTCTTCAGCTTCGGATATAATATCAGATTCTAGCCCTTCTGTCAAGTCTAAATTATCTTCAACAATCGAAACATCAATTGGTGCATTCTTGTATAATTCAGACACGAATAGGTCAAATAGGAATGGGTTTGTTTTATTTACTACGATTACTTTAACGAACGTGTCTTTGTAGATTGATAAATCCATCTTCGAAAATACTTCAATAGCATTTTCAACAGTATCATCATATGTAATTTTATTAAAGATTGTATATGGATTTTGATAGAATTCTAATTCTCTAGTTTCCAAATCAAACAGATGGAATCCTCGTGGGTCATTATAATCTGACCAAGTAAGTTCGTATGGATTGCCTAGATAATGGATATCTCCATCGGATGATTTATGGTGATAGTGTCCTGAAAAGGTCATATCAAATTTATTGAATAGATTTTTATCCAAACCTTCATGTGATTCCATGCCACGATACATGGCAAAACCTTGAATTTCAAAGTGACCCATGCATATTTGAGCCTTGGTCTTCTTTAGCATATTCATGCTTTCATCATAATTATCTGGACAAATCCAAGGCATCATGCAGATATATTCTCCATCGATACCGTCATCTACCCAAATTTCTTCAGGTGAACTAATAATATGAACATTCGAATATTCACTCAAAAGCAATTCAACTGAGTTTACTTCATTGGTATTTTTAAAATAGGTATCGTGGTTTCCAGCTAACATGTGGACTTTGATATCCATGCCTGCTAACTTATCAAAAAACATCTCCTTGGTTTTCTTCAGAGAATAGAAGTTGATATACTTTCTACGGTCAAATGTATCACCAAGAATTAATAAATTGGTGATACCTTTTTCTTTTAATGTAGGGAAAAATGTGTTTGAATAAAACTTCTCAAAGAAGTTAATAAAATTGACGGAATCATTCCTTGCTCCGAAATGTTGATCCGTTATGATGGCTACTTTCATTTCTTACCTTTATCATTTTCAACCACACGATTTCTTAATTCTGTTGTAGAAAAACT